AACTTATAAAGAAAAACTTTGCCTTCGTTATCAGGATTAGTGGGGTCTTTTACAACTAAGATATTAGAGATGTATGTTAACTTTCTCTTTTGCTTACGAGCAATCTCTTTATTAGCTTCAACTCCAGAATTCCAAAGAACAGAATTATATTCACTTACAGGGTCTTTTTGATTCAAAGTTGTAAGTGAATTTTCAATGTACCAGCCTCCTGGTCCTTGAAAAGAATGAGAAAAGACTTGAACCCAAGGCATATCTTCACCTTCAGTTGCAGGTAAGAATCGAATTACTGCCATACCATTACCAGCCTTATCGACTTCTGGTTGCCAGAATCTTTCATCTATGTAACTTTTCTTTTCGGGATTTGCTACTGCATTGAGTTTGCTTGTTAGCTTTTGCTTATCAGCATTTCTTGATTTCTTTAAAT